AAGGTGTCCGCCTCTTCCTTCTCGGTCGGGACCGAGAGCGGGGCGAACTTCCACGTCACCTTCGCCGGATTGGCGCCTGCCGACCGAATCAGGAACGGGTCCAGCTGCTCAAGGCAGGGCCGGGTCTCCAGCTTCTGACCGGACACGACCGCCTTGTTCCAGTTGTCCATGTCGTGCTGGCCGGTGGCGTTCATGCCAGCGGGGGAACGGCCGAGCAGGCGCGTGAAGGGAATATCGGACACGGCAGAGACGCGCTGGTCGAAGGCGTCCATCATCGCCGGGATGCCTGCCCAGGTCACCTGATAGTCAGTGATCGTCTCGCCTGCGTCGTCCTGCCCGCCCGAAGAGCGATAGACCGTGGCATTGAGGCTGCTCTCGCCCAGTGCAATGACCTCGATACGCTTGTTCAGCTGCTCCGGGTCGCGGCTGTCGAGGTCGGGGATACCGATGCGCAGAAGCTTGGCCTTGCGGACCAGTGCAGCGAACCATGCCTGCGTCTCGTCGGAACGGGTAACCTCGGTGTAGACGCGCAACAGGCGGCTATCACCCCAGAACGCCTCATCGTCGGCCACAGCCGAGCCAGCGGGCAGGCGGGCGCCACGAAAGCAGATGACGCGGCTCGGGTGGATGCGGACCTGATCGCCCTTGTCGCCCTGCATTTCCCACATGGTGGGTTCGCCGTAGCGCGGCGACGCGAGATCCTTGATCCAGTCCTTGCCGGTGATCTGCCAGCGGGAAACGACGTTGATGGCGACGATGCCGCCCTTGCGGACCTGATCGGGCTTCAACTCGCTCGCATGGTCGCCAGCGGTGATGATGATGAGGGCGCCGCCGCCGATGCCGCGCAGGTTCTCGGCTTCCTGCACCTTTGCCTGGAGCGAAAGGCGACGCTCTTCCGCCTCGATCGCCTCAATGACCTTTGCCTCGGCCTGCCAGTCGCGCCACTCGCGGACCCGATCCTCGGCGGGGATCGAGATCACCTTTTTCATCATGCCGGACGCCATGTAGGCGTCGATAGCAAGCTGGTGGGTGAAGATGCCGGGGAGGGCGGTAGAGCCTGCGAGGCCTCCGCGAGTGAAGGGATTCAGGCGGCCGACTGCCTCGATCGCGCCTCGGAGACTATCGGTGATCCAGGCCATGCGGGGGAGGGTAGGCAACGTTCGGCGAGTGATTTACCGGCATCAGTTTGATTCGTACGAGGGGGTGGGTAAGTGGAAGTTGTTGTAAAAGTCGTTCCAGTCGCTGCTAACGGTCCTTTCTGGACCAATCCGATTTTGATCGCTGCTTTGGTGACGTTCACTGGCGTATTGATCACTGCCGTTGTTGGAACGGTCGCAAACTTCCGCTTGGCCAACCGCAGAAACACATTTGAGCAAGACCTCGCTCGAGAAAAGATGGAGCAGGAAAAGAGTCTTGCGATCGACAAATTGAAGGATGAGGCTCAATCTCGAGAGGCTGCGATGAAGAGCAACCTTAGGCTTCGGCAAATAGAATTTCAGAGGGCGGCAATAGTTGAGTTGCAAGAGTGCCTAATCGAACTGATTAGACTTAATCACGGGAGAATTCCGGATGATGACGAGGCGCTCGAAAGCCATCTCCGATTGGTTGCTGACAAAAATGCGCGCATCACTCTACTAAGAAGCCGAATCATGGATGATGAATTGCGTTCCGAGACCGCTAGCCTTCAGCGAGATTCGAATAGGCTTAAGGATGTTGAGAAAAGTGATAGAGATATAGAAGAGAAAAAAATTCTGGTTAGAATAATGCCAATTGTAGAGAAGCTTGGTGCATCCATTCGCGAGATGGATAAAGCGGAAATGGGGTTGGCCGAGGGTTAAAGTATATCTCTCTTACCATTAAGCCCCTCTGGCAATCTAAAGCAGGTTGTCCATTGAGTACCCTGCCTTCCCCATCATCAGCTCAGTCATCGCCCACACAAGCGCGTCGGCGCGGTCAGGTGAGTTGTCGCCCACGTACCCGGCTGCGGTGAAGTTGCACATCTGGTCCTCCAGATCGGGGAAGCTGCCGACGTGACTGACCTTGCCCTGCTCATAGAGCGCGGCGATCGGCTCGGCGCGGATCACCTTGCCACGCGTGGCGGTGACCTCCTTGAACCGAGGCATGCGGCGGTCACCGGCAGCGCGCAGGACTGCGCCGACCATGGCACCGCCGAAGTTGCGCTCCGCGACCACACAGTCCGCGCCCCACTTCTCGACCTTCTCGGCGACCCGTCGGCCCCAGCCTTCTGGCGATAGGTTGCAGGTGGCGTCCTCCAGCACATAGGCCCGGCCGTCCACGCCCTTGCCCGCGACCACAATGCCGATGTCGTCGCCCCCGCCGTCGCCCTTGGTGCCCGACGGGTCAACCGAGACGACGATGCGCTGCATGTCGGGCAGGGCACCCTTATCGATGCGGAAGCGATCGATGCCTGGTATCTCGCCGCCCTCGGTCTGCCGGTCCTCAAGCGTCCAGAGTGCGCCGTTGACGTCGCTGGCCCACTCCCCAGCCTCGAAGCGCAGGCGCTGGGCCGCGCTCATGGATGCCAGCACGTCGAAGTATTCCGATGGCAGGTTGTCCGCGTTGTCCGACGGGTTCACCTTCATCTCGGCGTAGTCGTCGGGGTTCGGTAGTGCCTCCTTCGTGCCCGGCTTCAGCTTGGCGCGGAACAGCTGATAGGACCAGTGCAGCTTGCTCGGCGGGTTGCAGTCGTAATAGGCCTTGAGCGCGAGGTGCGTCCGGCCCGTGGCGGCTGCGATCTCCGGGGCCAGCTCGCACTTCTGCGCCAGGCGGGACATTGCCATTTCGACCGAGCCCCACGGGATCTGCGAGGACTCGTTGAAGTAGAGCGTGACATACTCGGCGCCCAGGATCTTCTCTACACGCTCCTTGTCGTCGAGGCCTGCGATCCAGATTTGCGAGCCGTTCGGAAGCTCGATGTAAAAGTCTGTGCGGTCGTACCGGACGCGCAGCGCCGGGAAGCACAGCTTCAGCACCTTCGGCAGGGTGTCGGCCCATACCGAGGTCTTCGCGTGGTTGAAGCGGAAGCGGAAGATCGCGTGGCGGGAGCCGGGCGCGTTGATGGCGCGCTGGATGATCGCTCGGCAGAGGATGAACGTCTTGCCCGAGCGTGAGCCGCCACGGAGCATGATGTTGCGCGCGGCCGATGCGAGCAAGCGGTTCGCTTCGCGTTGTCTCGGAGTAAGTTGCGCTACCATCAGCTGTCGCAAAAACAGCGAATTGAGTTTACTCGCTCTTCATACGTCGCGGGCAGATTGCTGGGGGAGGTGACCAATGGACATGTTAGATCGAGCCATCCGCGACGAAGAAGAGTCGGATGAAGTGAACTTCGAAGAGTGCTTCCATTGCGGGGCACCGGTTTATAACCCTCGGTTGGGTGCGGAAGCAGCTTTATGCGACGCATGCGACGACCGCGATTGAAATAAGGGAGTGGTAGGGTTGGTTCACAGACCTGCATCCTCCTGGTTTATGGTGATGTTGATGGCGCCGGTGTGCTCGACCTTCTCCTTGAAGGCCTGCACGTCGATGTGCTTGCCGATCAGGTCGATGCGCTTGAACCGGTCGCTGATCTTGATCTTGGTCACAGTGCCGATGCCCTCCGCGATCCTTTCGACTTCGACGCCCGCAACGAGGCCCTGCCGCCAGATTAGCGGCCACTCGCGGACGGGCTTCACGCTACCGTCCTCGCGGTAAAGGTCGGCAAGGTCTGCCTCTACCTCTGCACCGAGGCGGGAGAGCACCCAATCGGCATCGATCCGGGTCCGCTGCGAGCGTTCTGCCTGGGCGGCCGAGACGGCTGCCGCGACCTCAGCATTCTTCAACAGGCGCTCACCCTGCGAATAGGCCGTCTTCGCGCTGTAGCCCGCTCGGATGGCGGCCTGCGTGGCGTTCAGGTCGATCAGGTACTCGTTGACGAATGCGGACTGCCTTGCGTTCATCGCGCAGCCTCCTCCTTCAGGTACCGCTTGCGCTCCGCCGCCATGCGCTTCGCCCCGATCGCCTTGCGCCAGGCGAGCACCGTGGACTTGCCCCAGATCTGTTCGACCCGGCGCCATCCGTGCTTCTTGAACTTCTCCATGAACTCCGGTGGGATGGGCTTCGGTGCGGAGGTGGGCAGGAGCTTACTCTTCGTCATGCGGCGATCCCTTTCGATCGGAGCCATGCGTTTTCGAGGTTGATGAAGAACTCGGCCGACATGTCGAACGCCTTGGCGAGCAAGCCGGCAGTCTTCGCGCCAATCCGCATCCGGGTGTCATCCGGGCCGATCTCATCGTAGAAATCGAGTGAGATGCGGCAGATGGTGAAACTCCGCTCCGTGCCGTCGGACATCCGGCGCGCGAGATCATCGGCGGACCAACCGCGCGCGATCAGTTCCTCGGCGATGAACTCGCTTGGATGCGGGACGGGCATGGTCTCAATCTTCGACATCGGAGGCCTCGTCTTCGTCAACAATTGCGAACCCATGAGAGGCGGCGAGCTTGAAGTGCTCAAAGGCGCTCTCACGGGCTTCGGGGGTGGCGCGGTTCCATGCGCGGACGATCAGGGGGCAGAGCGTGCTGTCCGTGGCGTCGTCGGCGAAGTTCTGGCCAGTCTGG